TGGTGTACTGGAGACTGCGCCGGACGCAGGATGCCGGTCAGGGCGTGGACGTAGCAGATGTTCCTTTCCGCTTTATCCCCTGCATGGTGGCAGGCTTGTCCTACTACATGGGCATGAAGATTCCTGACGCTTATGACCGCCTGCCTATCCTGAAGTCTCAGTACGAGGAAGCGTGGCAGTTGGCGGCAGACGAGGATCGGGAGAAGGCTGCAATTCGGTTTGTGCCGCGTCAGCAATTCATCGGCGGAGCCACCACCTAAATGGGAAATCGGTTCGCCTCCGGCAAGCGCAGCATCGCCATGTGCGACCGCTGCGGCCAGCAGTTTAAATTGAAGCGCCTGAAAGAAGAGGTCATCAAGACCAAGCGTTTCAACCTGCTGGTGTGCGAGGAGTGCTGGGACCCAGATCATCCGCAGTTGCAACTGGGCATGTACCCGGTTGACGATCCCCAAGCAGTTCGCAATCCCCGCAGAGACTCGACGTACCGGACTGCCGGAACGAACAGTCTGGAGATCAACATTGCAAACCCGGAGCAGGGTTTCCCGACCGGAGGCTCACGGGATATTCAATGGGGTTGGAACCCTGTTGGTGGGGCAAGAGCAAATGATGCGGGGCTGACGCCAAACTACTTGGTGGCAACCACGTCTGTTGGTACAGTAACCATCCAAACGACGTAAGGAGTCGAACATGGACGCAAAGAAAGCCGTTCACAAGCATGAGAAGGCCATGCACCCTGGTAAGCCCCTGACGAAACTCGCCAAGGGTGGCAAGACCAATCAGCAGATGCGTGATCTTGGTCGCGGTCTGGCAAAGGTTGCCAACCAGAAGAAGTCTTCGTTCACCTACAAGAAGGGTGGCTGAAATGGCTAAGTTCAGCAAAAAGATGGGTGGCAAGGAAGTCGGAGACGCCTCCGTCTACGCCGAGCCCCACACAATGAAGGGCGGCAAGGTCGCCTTGGGTAACGGGACTCAGAAAGAGCCGACCGCTGCCAATCGTGTAAACATGTCTGTTGGCAACATCACCCGCGACGGCTACGACCCCGCCCCCAAGACCTCGGGTATCAAGACCCGTGGTAACGGTTGTGCCACCAAGGGAACGATGGCTCGCGGCCCGATGGCTTGAGGTTCTTATGAACTACACGGAGTTGAAGACTGCTGTTGAGGATTACACCGAGAATTCGTTCTCGGCGACTGACTTCGCCACCATGACGGAGTTGGCCGAGCAGAAAATCTACAACACGGTTCAACTCCCTGCGCTTCGGAAGAACGTTACCGGGTTTCTTACTGCCAACAACAAGTATCTTCAGTGCCCGTCTGATTTCCTGTCGGTGTTCTCCCTGGCGGTGATCCTGGCAGATGGGTCGTATGAGTACCTGCTCGATAAGGATGTGAACTTCATCCGGCAGGCGTACCCCACGCCCACGAGCACTGGCACGCCCCGGTACTACGCCATCTTCGGCCCCCGGTCAGATGACCCGAATGAACTGACGTTTATTGTTGGTCCGACCCCCAATGCCAGTCTGTCAGTTGAGTTGCATTACTTCTACTATCCGGTCTCGATTGTTACGGCAAACACTTCGTGGCTTGGCGACAACTTTGACTCTGTGCTATTTAATGGCGTGATGGTCGAAGCCGCCCGGTACATGAAGGAAGAGCAGGACGTGGTGGCAATGTATGAGCAACAGTTTGCTCAGTCTCTGATCCTGTTGAAGCAACTGGGCGATGGCAAGAACCGTCAAGATGCTTACAGGAACGGGCAGGTTAGGGTGAAGGTCGGCTGATGGCAATCGTTCAAACGCAGACCACCTCCTTCAAGAAGGAGTTGTACCAGGGCATCCACGATCTCACGACGGATGTCCTGAAGATCGCTTTGTACAACGGCAACGCAGACCTAAACGAAGACACCACCGTTTACACCACGACGGCAGAAATCACTGGGACTGGGTATGTGTTGGGGGGCAAGATACTGACTGGCACGACCATCAACAGTTCTGGGTACACAGCCTTTGTGGACTTCGACAATGTGGAGTGGAACCCCGGCGTGTTTACAGCGCGGTGTGCCCTGATCTACAACTCCAGTAAAGCCAACCGTTCCATCGCCGTGTTGGACTTCGGGTCAGACAAGACCTCGACGGCCACCTTCACCATCGTCATGCCGGTCAACGACGCCAACAGTGCGCTGATCCGGTCTTCCAATTAAGGAGCATCAAATGAGCATCGAAAAGGCCAAGGCCACTGACATCGTTGGCGGTGGGCTGATTGCAAACACCGGGGCGTCCGAAGGCGCAAAGGCTACGGGCAAGTACACCGTTGAGTGTTTTGATAAGGACGGCAACCTCAAGTGGGTTGCTGAGACGCCTAACCTCGTGGTCAACGTCGGTCTTCAGTACATGGCAGGTACGGCTCTGACCTCGACTGCTCAGATCACCACGTGGTATCTGGGCTTGTATGGCTCGGGCGCAACCAACAGCCCCGCTGCCGGTGACACGATGGCTTTGCACGGTGGTTGGACGGAAGTGACCGACTACAGCGAAGCCAACCGCCCAACTGCCACACTTGCTGCTGCAACGAATGCCAATCCTTCTGTGGTGACCAACACTGCAAGCAAGGCCGTGTTTACCATCAACGGCACGACGACGGTGGGTGGCGCGTTCTTGACCTCTAACAACACCAAGGGCGGATCGACCGGCACGCTGTTCTCGGCGGCTGACTTCCAAGCCCCTGGCGACCGTTCGGTGGTTTCTGGCGACATTCTGAATGTGACGTACACCTTCAGCCTCTCGGCGTAAGGATGAGTTGTGCCAGAAGGCGGATGGGGTTCAGGCACCTGGGGTCAGGCCGGTTGGGGTGAATCGGTATATGACCGCGATGTCGCTGAGACAGCGACAGGTGCGGACGCCGTTGCTGCGCTTGCAGCATTTAGCCCTGTCGTTTTGGATGGGGCTGAGGGTACAGATCAAATATCCGCTACGCAGGCGCATGGTGCGTCGGTCGCTGAGACAGCATCTGGGGCAGATCAGGTTTCTGCCGCCGCTGAGTACGCCCGGGCAATTTCGGAAACCGCTTCTGGCGCAGACAGCATAGCGGCTCAGGCCGAGTACAACCGAGAGGTTTCAGAAACAGCGTCCGGGCTGGATCAGATTCTTGCGTTGTTCAACCCCAATGCGACGATCAGCGAAACCGCATCCGGGGCAGACGAAGTATCGGCAGCGTTTGCCTTCTACAGCGATGTGGCCGAGACGGCTTCTGGCGCAGACAGCATTAGCGCCAATCAAAACATCCAAGGGTTGGTGGCTGAGACTGCTACCGGCGCGGATCAGGTCAGTACAAACCACAGCATCCAAAGCGCGGTTACTGAAACCGCAACGGGGGCAGATGTGACTTCTGCCCAGGCAAGATTCTTTGCTGCCATCCAAGAAACTGCAACGGCAACAGACTCAATTACGGGTCGCAGGTTCTGGGAACCTGTGGATGACATTCAGACCGCCAATTGGCAGAATATCAACAACGTGCAATCGTCCGGCTGGACGGTTATTCCGACGACATAGGAGCCTTAGATGCCCACCTCATATACCTCCCTTCTGGGCCTTGCCCTGCCGGTCACCGGGGAACTCTCAGGCACCTGGGGTGACACGGTTAACGACTACATCACGCAATATGTAGACGCCTCTGTTGCCGGAACCCAGGCCATCAGCGGAAGCCAGACGGCTGTCACGCTTACCGTTACCAACGGCACCTCGCTGACTCAGGTCGGGTCGGGTTCTTCAGGTTCCGCCCAGTACGCGGTGATCAACTGCACGGGCAACCCGGCGGGTTTGCTGACAATTACGGCTCCTGCGTCGAGCCGTCAGTATCTGATCATCAACGCCACGTCCACATCTCAGAGCGTCAAGATTGTTGGCGCAGGCCCGACCACTGGCGTGACTTTGGTGACTGGCGAGAGCGCCATCGTTGCCTGGAACGGCACAGACTACGCCAAAGTTGCATCGAGTGTGGCTGACGGCGTGACGACTTTCAGCGCAGGCACTACAGGCTTCACGCCCAACTCGGCCACCTCCGGCGCAGTAACTCTTGCCGGAACGCTTGCAACCACGAACGGTGGTACGGGTCTGACGACCTTCACGGCAGCGAACAACGCGCTGTACTCCACCTCATCTTCGGCGCTCACGGCAGGCACTCTGCCGGTGGCGGCAGGCGGAACAGGCGCTGCGACCTTCACGGCCAACAACGTCCTGCTTGGCAACGGAACGTCCGCATTTCAAGTTGTGGCTCCGGGCACCAATGGGAATGTGTTGACCTCCAACGGTACAACGTGGACCTCGGCGGCACCTTCTGGCATCACCACTGGCAAATCCATCGCTATGGCGATGATCTTCGGGTTCTAAGGGGAAATCATGGCAAACCCAAACATCGTTAATGTCACCTCGATCTACGGGAACACAGCCTATGTGATCCCCTCGACGACTTCTGCAACGACTTCGTGGACGCACAACGGCACCACTTCTCTGACGGGCTTGACGCCTGCTGCGAATACGGTGAACCGGG